CGTTTCGGATTTTTGAGCTTAGACTCTGCCCACTTAAGGACTTCAGCTCGCTCATCTTCTAATTTGTCGATAACATCATTATCAACTACAGCCGAGAGTGAGTAACCAAACTTACTAGGTGCTAGTATTGCTTGGAATCCCTCAAGTGTTACAGGTTTTTCAGTTTTGTGTATAGTTCTAGGCACTTGTTAAAGCCTCCTCAAGTGATTCAGGCTCAGATGGCTTAAGTGATTTAACCTCAGCCTCTAGCTTATCATAAAACTCTTGTAGTTGTTCTATACGTACCTTAACTTCTAAAAGTTGTTTTTCTTTAGCTTTTAATTCAGCTGCTTT